GATCTCTGGTTCCGCTACATCAATCGAGCAGTGTTCAACAATGAGTTGCCCAATTTCGATAAGATCATAATCAAGAAATGGCTGAAACAAGCCGTGGGACAAGTGTGCGCCTATCCAGACAAGGATCCAAAACGTTTTGAATTAGAAATGTTGCGGAAGTACAACACCAAGAAAGATTTCATAGAGACATTGGCACACGAAATGATACATCTATACCAGTTTGCATTGAAGAAGGACACCGGCAATCACAACAGCATTTTCTACAGCTTCCGTCCAAGATTCAAATTTATCGGCCTAGGACTTTCTCTGTAAATTCTGCGTAGGTCATTAGTTTAGTGTTTTTTAAATCGATGCCTGTTTGTAAATGATGCAATGGTTCCGGCGGATTATCATGCACCACAGTAAATTGACAATATGGTCTCTGTTTGATACAGATTCTAAATTGAGTTAACCATCCTTCATGTGTGACATCACTGTCTCGAGGACCATAGTGTTGAGTGTCTTGATAGATATTGTTCAACTGCCCCTTGCCATATTCTTTGAAATCAAATCCGATTAGATAGATATTTTTATGACCGTGCACGCACGCAGTCCAAAAAGCAGCAGAACCAGAAACCCAATGGGGATTGTTTGGTATTAAATTTAGTTTCTTTTTACTTCTAGTGTATTCCAGAGACGGAGCATAACACACACATTTTTCATTAACTTTCTCGTCCACTATGGTTTGGGATATAAATCGATCTACCATGAATAGATAGTCGGGAATAAAATCTCTATATAGAGCATTACATCCATACACTTGACCAGTATCCTTCAAAAGATTTAGATCGAATCCTTTTCTAGAAGGACCATTGCCGATGATATAAGCATTGCCTCGAGGCTGTGCTTGCACAGCATCTTCAACATATTCTGTTTCTTGTGTTTTCTTGCCTCCTTTAATTAGGACCTTGGTTATTATGGTTTCTCCTTTGTAAGGAGTCCACTCGATAGGAGTCACGGTGGTTAAATCTTTATGTCTTATGGTTGGTTGCACGGTCATTTATTTTATATATTTTTCTATAAGTCTGTTTCTTATTCTGGCCCATGGCAGTCCTTCTCGTATCTCTGTGGTGGTCCATTCGGTATAGGAAAGTTTATTTGTCCAATTTTGTCGATTGGGCATGGCGGGTTTTTCTATGTCTGAAAGAGCAACATTGCCCACGTCATAACATAGGCTCGATTCACTCACAAACACCGGTATGCCATTAATCACAGATTCTATAGCAGGATTGCTAGAGTGGTTCACAACAGCCCAGGTCGATTTTAGTGCTTTTTTGAAATCGGTATCATCATACGTGGTCCAGTCTCTCTTTGGTTTTTTAATTCTTACATTTGGATATTTTTTTTCATCGAACTCAAAATTATTTCTAGGATGTGGTCTTATCAATATCGGTTTTTGACTGTATTTTCTAATCTCTCTTATCTGTTGTTCTATCCATTTGGGCATGCGAGGATTTTTTTTCCATTGCTGGCTGGTGTCGTGCTGTCCGCATATTATTATCACATTTCCTGTCTGCTTCCATGGTTTCATCTCAATATTGAATAATGGCCACCTCTTGTTGTCGAACATTTGATTAGCAAAATCAGCATCTCTGTTGATACCATTGATACCCATCTTCCAAGTTATATTTCTTTTGAGGCCCCCCACTTCCATGACCACAACCGGTTTATTTTTTACTTGAAATTTTTCCCATATTTGTCTGTTGTTGGCCATTCTTCCCCACCATAACACAGACCAAATCACAGCGACGTCACAATCTCGATCTTCGTTGATGTATATGTCTTCTCCTTTTGCTCGGAGATGTTCTATGAGTGCGGCAAATACAGGTTTGCTGTTGAGACTACCGTTATCTGGAAATAATGCTATTTTCATTTTAATGATGCTGGTGCTTTCTTCCAATATTCTATATCCCACACATTGCCCTTCTTTGGGGTTCTTAGATCATTTTTAGCACTGCTGCCTAATTTTTTTCTCTTGCCTTTCATGTGATCGATATATAATCCCAATTCACTGTTCACGAACACATGATGTCCTTTGACGTTTTTACCATAACCAATATCATTCACTTCTATGTTATATTTTTTTTGAAACTGTTTCACAAGATGCCAAAACAAAAAACTATCATGCCATTCGAGTAATTCAAAAAGTTTATCCGTGATAAACAAGTTTTCCCATTCTTTTGCAAATTCTTGTATATTGTTATGCCTTAAATTATAGCCCACAAAACCACACTCTGGATATTTGCCTCCATCGTTGAGAGAAAAATTTTCTCTGCCTAGATAGGTAACCATAGTATTATTGGGCAAAAGTGTTTTGAGAAATTCTAGTGGTACCGGCCTAAAGGTAAATGTGTCAGCATCAACCCATATAACATAATCATAATCTTTAGAACTACGTATGGCATTGATCACACAAAAAACTTTATTACTGAATCTCACAGCGTCCCAAAGGTATGAACCTTTATTTTTGTCCTGTCCACCCTGTTGTTGCAGAGCGGCGGGCCTTCTCACTCCTCCAGGTATCTCTTGCAACTCTCCGCATGCAACAGGGTCATTCCGGTGTCGATTTTTAAATTTTAACAACTTGGGTTCAGCCGAGTGTAGATCAATCCATGTTATTCTAGGATGATCGTAATTGGGTTTGTGTTCTTCGAGATAAACTACCAGATCTGTTTCCGTGGGCCATTGTTCAGCAATACTCTTGATACCTCTGCCAGAATAAAGATCCCACGTACCGGGTTTGTAACTGGTTATAATTTTGATCTTCATATTTTTATTTAATTTAAAATTTCATTTGATATTTTTTAATCCAGTCTTTCATTATCCAAGCCGGAACTAGTGCCTTGCCAGCTTTTTGACTCACCGACACTTGATCTAACATAGACTTTTCTCCCATGCCCTTAATATAAAAATTTTTTAAATTGTTTTCGGAACCCCTCGCCAACCACTGTCCAATCGGCACAGTCCATCCGGTTTTTGATTTTGTGATTATTGCATTTGGCAGCAATCCTTTGTAGGCAATTTTGGTTAACATTTTGGTCTCGTGTTTATGTTTGCCTATTTTATGGCTGGTTGGTATATCTAAACAGTATTGCATAAACATTTTTGTGGTCAAAGGAAAGCGACCCTCCATACCAAATGCCATGCCGTATTTGTCGTTCCTGGAGAAAAATTCGTTAGGTGCTTGCGCCACACAATCGAGCGCCATGTAAGACGCCACAGGATCTGCGGGATTCCATAGAGTATCGGGATAAAGTTTTATCAATTCTTCTCCCAATACTGTGGCTGATAGAGTTGGTACTCCCACCATCAATGGTCTTTTTATTCTTTGCAACCATTTGACTATTACATCACTCCATGAATTAAATTTTTCATTTTTCATTTTCCAATACTTAGGATACCCCCCTAGTATCTCATCGCCCATATCTCCCGCCATGGTGATTACAGTGCCTGCCTCGGATAATTTGCGATTGGTATGGTAGTACATGCTCATGCTGGGATTGTACACGGGCTGCTCCATGTAATAGATGCTATTATCCCAAGATGCAATAACATCACCGGGTGTAATAATAATTTCTCTATGATTGAATTTTTCTTGGTTTGCTAGAATTTTGGCTGCATCGGCATCGCTGCTGTAATCTTCTTCTATCTCCCCGGTTCTATGATCTCTGGTTATCACATTTGGATTCATTCTATTAGTAAATGTATTCACAGCGCCATGTATCTTCATCATCTCGTATGCCACCACGCTGCTGTCTAATCCGCCGCTGAGGAATACTCCCATTTGTCTTCGTCCTATGCTGGACATCTGCACAGTCTTCATAACTTTATCTCTGAATTCTGCAGGATCAAAGGATCGATTAGATCTTGGAGTGACGTAAATTCTATGTGATGATTTTATTCTTTTATTTGAGCAATCGTATATAATTGTTTCTCCCGGCATCAGTTGTTTTATATTGGAGAAGAATGTGTTCCTGGTGGCGTTGATACCAGTGAGACTCATACAACTGATCGCCAACTGATCTATCTTTCTTGAGTTTGGCACTCGGTCCAGCATGCCTTTTATTTCCGAGCCGAATATCAATCCTTCCGATGTTTCTGCATAGTATAGAGGTTTGACTCCAGCATGATCTCGACTTAATATCAATTGTTTTGTTTGAGAATTATAATAAGCAAAGGCATGCATGCTATCAATCTGTTCAACAAATTTTTCTCCGTACTGGTCTAATCCCCATGCCAACAATTCTGTGTCACACGTGGTCTTGGGATGAAATTCAGTGTATTTTTTTATCAGATCAAAATAGTTAAAGATCTCCCCATTATAAATTAATATGTTGTCTTTCTCGGTACGCCATGGTTGGTGTGAAACATCAGGCTGATCGGTTATGCTCAAAAGATTATGTCCTAGAGTGACATTATCGTCATTCCAAATATCCCGTCCATCTGGTCCGCGATGGGCGCAAATTTTTATGTACTTCTGCACAAAGTCCCTGTCTCGTTTGGTTATTCCATATATGCCACACATATTATAATCCTAATCGCTGTTTGAATCTACGAAACACTGTGCCATTTTTAATTTCTTCTGTGGTCCACATCTTATATCCTAGATCATTCAGCCATTGTGTCCTGTCAGGATATTCTGGTGATTCTATTTTTTTCAGATCTTGATTAGCTACAGGCCAGCATATTGCTAGATCCGAGGTACAGAAAGTGGGTATGCCTCTCACACAACTGTCTGTGCTGGCCGTTGAATTGTGTGTGACTACAGCATGACAATTGGTGATTGCTTCTTGGAAATTGAATCTATAAAATTTTTTATTATCCCCGTCAAAAAACTTAGGCCCCATTACAAGTTCGACATCCCCAGGAAATTCCTTTGCCCTGTCTGCCATGGCCGCCATATGATTAGGATGGGGCCTCACTAAAAATTTCCTAGTAGTTAATGGCCTCAGTGTTTTATAAACCCCATTGAACCAATCAACGGGATCTAACTCGTTCATACTCCAGTTGTCTTTGGGTTGCAGAACAAAAAGTATTGGATCTTTGGTATCTGATTTTCTCCATGGATCATTTTTAATATTCCATAAATTTTTCATCATTTCCCAACGATCGGCAGGTGAATTATCCGATAAAAAGTTTCCATTGTTCATGGGAGAATAAAGAGCGACTCTCCAGTGATGCTGTGGGTGATCCACTGTGTTCCCAAAACTGCTTAATAGGCCCCCGTCAAATGTGATAATATAGATACCTTTTTTCTTGGCACGTTCCACAAGGTCCCTCCTTCTGCCCTTGGTGTGATGTATCTGTTTATCCCCGCCATAGCCAAACATGCAACCAATCGGGGCAGTGGGTTCCATCTCATCTTTGCGCCATTTTCCCTCGAGATTTTCATTTACAATCACGGGCTCGTCTCCGGATCTTCGTATGCCTTCGGCCATGTGTTGCAATAGTTCCCAGCTGGCTCCTCGCCGCCTATCTTTGACTGTTCTTCTGAATATTTCAATTTTCATCCAATATCCTCCATACCCAACCATTACGCATTTCTTCTGCCGTGAATTGTCCATACGCCAACGAATGATAACAAGGTTCTCTGTCCTCATACTTGGGTGTTTCTATCTTTGAAAAATCTGTTTCTGCAATAGGAGCACATGAGTTCATTATGTCCGTAAACACAGGCACACCCCTTGCTGTGGATTCTATGGTTATGTTGCTATTCAATGTCACGATGGCATGTGTGTCATTCCAGTCGATTGGTGTGGTGTTGTCCTCATCATCGTTTGGCCCTGGCATCAGTCTCCCTAGTTCATCTATTTTGCTGTTTGGATTATATCCTTTGTTTCTCACAACTATTTCTCTATCTGTGTTTGCCCGTAGAATTTTTAAAGTTTTGTCCAACCAACCTTCCTGTTCGAACATGACCGCCATGCTGTGCGTGGGGGGACACACCACAATTTTACGACCGCCCCTCTTCCATGGTTCTATCCTAAAAGGAAAATATCTTTTAAAACGGTCATCGGGCCTAGTGTCCAAATAATTTTTCACATGGCCATTTTTGGTTATCCTCATCAGATAGGGACTGCCTCGACTCTCTCCCCAGTAAGGACGATCCATGAAATAGAAATCGATCTTGTTTTTTTGTGCCCAATGATAAACCATGTTGGTGCCTCTCAATATGCCCATTAGCACAACTTTTTTGGCATCTCTCTGTTGTATTACTTGATCATATGGTAAAATTTTTGATCCTGGTAAACCTTGCTGTGCCCAGATTATGTATTTTTCTGTATTTGCTCTATGGGTTTCGCTAAGATATATCATCTTAATTAATTATTAAAAAGCTATTGTTGTAGAATATTATTAAGTATGGTAATATCAATTTTTAAATTATTGAAATCTTTTAATCTTTTTACCCCGGGAATTTTGTTTTTAGAATTTGTTATCGGTACTTTCTCTCCTAACACAAAATGATGTTTTAAATCCAAATGGTTACTTAATATGGGATAAGGTTTTTTTGCTAACAATTCTTCCTGACAAATTTCAATTATTTGAGTTCCGGGCTGACACCATAACACATTGACCAATCCTGCACCATGTGTGGATATGATCTGTTTTGCATTACTGAATGTCTCTATTTGCTTCTTTATGGGCATGTCTTCTAATATAATGGTTTGCCAGCCTTTTAATTTCATGAATATTTCTTCAGCATTAGTCAACTGTCTTGCGGGGGCATCTTTCCTAGAAATAAAAATTTTATCTTGTGGTTTTGATACAAGTTGTCCAAACTTATGTCTCAACCATTTAGGCATGTCAGGCACAGTTATGCCGTCATTATGATTGCTCATTGAGGGGACCAATAGATGTGAAAATCTCCACACAGCATCTTTGGGCATGACATAATATTTTAATTCTGGAAATAATTCTTTGGCCACTTTATCAAAATATCTACTGGTGTTGCTCAAAATATAAACAAAGTCCGTGTATTTGACACTGAGCTTTTTTTCTAATAATCTAAATTTAGAAATAACATCAATCCATACGTGCCATGCATTGTTGGCACTCTGCTCATCGATGGGCAACCAAACATATCTATAGTTCTCGTTAAAATTTTTACTGACGGAAGGTAGACTTATATCTATCTTATCTCCCCAGGTCTTCCAAAGATTGTGTGTTTTTCCTGGTTTATTTTTTATCTTATCCAGCAGAGGCCAAACATGACTAGTAATTAAATTATCTTCGTTGGTTATTAGTAAAGGTAAGCTGTGTACCATACAGTCGTGGAATTCTCCAGCGAATGTTGGATTGGTAAAAAATGTTTTCTGGGGAGATCGAGGATGATAGTCTACCATATATTCCTTTGGGTAATCTATCAAGTCAAATCTTTCTAAGAAGTATTGGATGGCTGATATATTTTTAACTATCATTGTATTTTCTATAATTATACTATAAAATAGTGAAATGACAAAGTTATTTTCCAATGGTTGCAGTTTCTTGGTATCCAGGCCAAAGGATGATGTTCACAGTTTTTCTTGTGAATTCCTAGCAAAATCTTATAATTTGAATCTATTTAATATCGCAATGGGGGGCAGAGGTAATGAAAGAATATCTTTTACCACAAAATTGTGGTTTTATCAGAACGGATTCCAAGATACTTTTGCTGTTATAGGATGGACCAGCAGTTATAGAATGGATTACGTCACTAATGACGAATGGAAAAAAGGACGAATTCCCAATATGGATTTAACTTGGCGCACATGGACGGTATCCGAAAATTTAAAATTCATAAATTCATGTCCGGGTTGGGATATTGAACGAACTGCTTGTATGAGATTGTTAAATCATATCTTGGATCTACAAAACTTTTTTGTTTTGAATAAAATATCATACGTGATGTTTAATTCTTTGCCTGCCATATGGAATAAAAAGATTAGCGATTTTCAAACATTATATGATCAAATTGATAAGAAAAGATATTTTAAACCAGAATCAAGTCAGTTGGATTTTATACAAGAAAACAATTTGATTGTGAGTAAAAATGACCCTCATCCAAGTCTAGATGGACACAAGAGATGGGCAAACTTATTGAAAGAATTCATTGATGTTAACAATTTACGCACCATCTGATAATCCCAAGAGTAAATGTTGGGAAGTTTTTAACGGAATAAAACAGACCTGGCCCACCGAAACGGAAATAAGAAATAATTTTGAAAAAGATGCAAAATCTCCTGCTATGTTTTGGGGATTTATTAATAACAATATTAATCTTGTGCATCAATTGGAGCAACAGCAATTGGAATATTGGTACACAGACACTCCCTATTTTGGAAGATTTGATAACACAAATTTAAAAGATGATAATCATTATTGGAGAATTTGTAAGAATCAAATACATGCCAGATACTGTAGAGATTGTCCATCGGACAGGTTTGATCGATTTAATTTAATAATTAAAACAAGAAAAAATGATGGAAAATATATTCTTATCTGTCCCAGCAGTCTAGGTATACACGCATATCTTAAAAAAATCAATTGGCTGAATGATACTATCAAAGAAATAAAAAAATATACTGATAGACCCATTAAGATAAGAGAAAAACCTAGAAAGGCCGGAACATCTGGTCCTAGTGTGGCTGATGTGCCTTTAGAACAAGACTTACAGAATGCTTGGGCATGCGTGACCAGTTGTAGTATCAGCGCAGTGGAAGCAGCATTACAGGGCGTGCCGGTATTCAGTGATCCAAAAAGTTTTGCCTGGTCTATATCATCTGCCAGCCTATCTGAAATAGAAGATCCTTTTTATATTGACCCTGCCCAGTGGTTATATTCTTTAGCCTACCAACAGTTTACACCCGAAGAATTTAAAAATGGTGTGGCAATTAAAACATTAAAAGACTTAAATATTTTACAATGAAAAATTGTGTAGTACAATTCTTTATGGAGTCCAAGACATTCTCCAAACCAGATTTTGTGAACATTGGTGTTAATCAAGAACTTTTGGAATATTCTAAAAAATCTGCAAAAATTTATGCAGATAAGTGCGGCGTTGATTATCTTTTAATTTCAACACCAAGAATAAATCATGTGCATCCAACATTTGAACGATTTGATTTATTTTTCAATAGCGATTGGTGGAAAGAATATGATCAAATTGTGTACTTGGATACTGATGTTGTTTGTTGGCCAGACGCACCCAGCGTTTTTGAAATGTATCCCAAGAATAATAGTTTTAAAGTTTGTGAAGACAAGAGAGCACTGAAGAGATCAATTGATTGGCATGAACAGGCCGAAACAAACAGTATTCTAAAAGAATTTGAACCCAAAGTATTAAGAAAAGAAAGATTTAACGCAGGAGTGTTTATGTTAAATGAATATTCTGCCAAAACCATGGCACCTTTCCTAAAATATAAAGAATATCCAGACGATGACAACAAACTCTTGGTGTATGCGACCCTAAAAAGTCAAGTTGTTGTTGAAAAAATGGATTCAAGATTTAATAAAAAAAACGGCAGCCCAAAGTCTTGGTTTGGACACGGGTATGGACAAAAAAAATACCTACCTGATAGCAAGATATTGGTTGAGGCTAGAAAAATTTTTAAAGATTAATATAACAATTTTTTTATTTTTTTATTAGTGTACTGATCAAAATAAATTTCACAAAACGGTCTTTGAGGTAACTCGTGTTTTCTGGGAAGCACCGTGAAACTTTTATCAGTTTCTATTATCAAGATTGTGTTACTCCAATAACTTAATATTTTTTTATCAGTTCCATTTAAGATTTCTATTTCTCCTCCCTTGCTTCTATCTGTGCGTTGTTGAAAGAACCAATAACCGATATATTCATTGGTTTTTTTTGGAGCCAACATGTTGATAAAATCATCATGGAAATAAACTTCAACTTTCATCTCAACGATGAATTTTTTCCAATGTTGGTGCTCGATGTTGTTCCATTGTTCGTACAGTTTGTCGTAGATATTTCTAGACACAAGAGTACCAGACCAAACATGAGGTATGGGTTTTTTATGACAATCGATATTGGCTATTGACCAGCTCACGACGAGAAAAGATTTATCAGTTCTTTCTTCCAAACATCGCCGTATTCGCAGTTTCTATAATTTTCAAACCACGGACCACCCTCGGTGTAATGTAAGATCTTTGGATGCCCGTCTCTGGGTTCTTTGTACCAGCCCACAAGCCAGTTGTATTCGCAAGGCATAGATCCGATGTCCGAATCTTCCAGCCAGCTAAATCTATGCAAAAATTTTCCTGTTTCTTTGTTCAATAATTCCGGAGTTAATATTTGATTTTTGGGATGAGCACAATTCCATAACACCATGGAACTCCAATTCTTTCTAGGATAGGCAAGTTGTAACTGACCATCCATTTTGACACCTTCTTCTGGAGTGTAATTGTGTTGAACGCATACCACTGCTTTGCTATTATCGTAAAATTGTTCTAACTCCATGGCATCTATACGCCAAACAAAATCGCAATCACAAAACACCGCCCATCCTTGATAATTTTGTAGATAAGGTATAAAGAACCTTGTGAATGTGAATTCCGTGCTGGCCAATTTGTCAATCTCTCTGGTGTAGATGCCAGCCTCTCTCAGCAGTCTCATCTTTAATGGAACTACATCTACATCTTTATTTCTACGTTTGATCGAGTGCTCACACACTTGATACGATATATCTTCTCGAGTATCATATCCCACAAATATTTTCATTTTATATCCTTTTGGTAATAATCTTGTATATGTGTTCCCAATTATTTACTCTAATAACATTTTCGTGTGTTGATCCTTGGTTATATTCATGACTGTATAGCAATGGTTTTAAACCATATTTCAATCCCTTGATAGCATTGCTCCATTTGTCTTCTATCCACCATAATCCGGTGTTATGGAACTCTGCCAATGCGGAATCCTTGTGGTCTCCGGTCTCTAATATGAAATAATTTGTGAACACGGTGTCGCCGAATAATTCTGCAAGTCTTCTTTTCCTTAATTCCTGGGCCGGTATGTCGGATGTTTGTGATGTTATGGGTATAAATGTCCAACCTTCTGCATGCAATAATTTAACCCAAGTCTGGGAATCCGGCATGGGAGATTGCGTTGACATCCATGCACTCTTGTTAAATTCTCTGATCAATTCGCTGCCGTGGTCTTTGTGAATGCCATATCTAAGACTCATATCGTATTCTGTATCAGTGTTTTCTAATTCTTTATATCCTTTAGAATTCATCCATTTTTTAAAATGATCTTCCCATTCTAATAATACGCCGTCCACGTCTGTGAGTATAATTCGTTCCATTATTTGTTTCTTTCTAAAATTAAAAAACCACAGTCGTTGGTGTCATGATATAATTCTTTCCAATCATTGTTTTCTTCCTTCAACCATTTCTCTACGCCTAGATGTGTTCCAAACCTTTTAGGATTAACATCATGGAAAGCAAGATATTTCCTCACTTGATCGCTGTGTTTTTTTAATTCTTTATATGTATGCTCTTTTGTGTGCATGGTGTCAATGAATAAGAGATCTGTTTCTTCGATTGATATGGCCAAATCATCGGCAATTATACATTTGAAATCTATCCCCAATTCTTTGGCAATTGTCTCATGTTCTTGCTGATTTAAGATCTTATTGATGTCAACTGTGACTAATTTTTTAGGCTTGCAGGCCATCCATATGGTGGTTGTGCAACCTTCATAGTGTCCAAACTCTGTTATGGAATCTAGATTAGAAAACCGTTCAACCAACCAATCCATCCTGCCGGGCATGTCACCGGCCATTTTCCATTTGGTGTTTGGTCTAGTTTTGTTCTTCCAGGAGTTGTATAATATTTTTAAATTTTGAGACTTATTGAGATTACCTGATAGTGGCATCTTCCATACCCGCCACTCTAAGTTTAACTATGTTGGTCAGCTGCCATTGTTTTTGATCCAAACCTTTGGTTATTCCCAACCATTTGTTCCTTAATAGAGCAAACTCATTGATGATCTTTTCCAAATCCACAACATCTGATTCACCATCCACGTACTTGTCAGCATCTCTAGATGTGAGCGCTCTGTTATAGTTTTCTAAGAATTTTTTAAATGTTTTAGATCTCAATCTCCTATTTTCGATGTTTAGATATTCTAATATAGCTTCAATTTCTTGCAATTGATTGAATCTTTGTTCTACTACTCCCGGCAAAGATGCTGCCGATTTCTCTAGATTTCCAAAAATATATATTTCTTTACGTGCTGTTTCTAATTCTTGCTCAAAGAACTTGATGCAATCAGGTATTAAACTAATATCTTGGCTGACTTTTGTATACCAACTCATTCTTCCTCGTAGTCTTCTCCGTTATCATCTTGTTCAAAAACAGTTTCTATCGCTTGTTCTAATTTTTCATCATATTCTCCCGCTGCTTTGATTGTCTTGGTAGATATGCCCACATCGACTAGTGTCTTGATAAAGTCCACAGCGCAATCTGCTTTTTGTCTATCGGGCACATAATGACTGACAGAGTTCCATATCTGTTCTATGTCTTCGGGGGTCAATTCTTGCATTAATTTTTTTCCTGCCAGAGAGGTTCAAACACTCTTTGTTTCTTTTTGCTATCCCAATAACCGTAATAGCCTGTAATCTCTTTATTTTTTTTCTTTCTTAGTTTGTACTTCATTTTGCTGTTTTGTTTCAGTCTTTTTGATGTTTTGATAGTCATTCATTATCATTGTTAATTTATCTCCATTCCAGTCTTTTCTATACTCTAGATGTTCTTTGCCCTTGCTGTCCACATACTTTAATCTATTGCCCGACTGCACCAACACTCCTTGTTTCTCAAAAAGATCAACCAATCCAGAGTATAGATCCATGCCCGTGTTATATGGTATCTTGACTTGTACACTTTCGAAAGGTTTGGCATAGCGAGTCTTCATGACTTTGCATGCCGCTCTTATACCTCTCACTTCTGAGATTTTATTACCGGCCTCATCTTCCTTCAACTTTAGTTTTTTCATTGCTATCACGATCGAAGAAGCATAGATAAATCCTTGTCCCCCCGAAATCTTGTCATCTGGATCGAACATGTCCTGGGAAGCATAGGTGTGGTTGGTGCAGACCATGCCCACGTTGTAAGAACCAAACATGTTCACACAATTTCTAACCAGGGCTGTCAGAGCCTTGGGTTTTCTACCCAAGTCGCCTTTCATCTCTCCTGCTTCGAATTGATTCACATCTGTGGGAGTCAACAACATGCCCAACGAATCTATCACAAATAAAATTTTAGGTGCATTTTCTCTATTTTCTAAATTTTCTTCCTTGTATCCTCTCATGAATTCTGATATGGTCTTGGCCACGTCATCCACCATTGAAAGACTTAATTTTAATAATTTTTTCTCATCAGTATCCACGCCCAGTGCCTGTAACCAAGATTGGTCTAGTGCGTTCTCCGTGTCGATCAATATGACGTATATGCCTTGTGCCTGTGCATTCTTGATTACATTGCCTGATGCTATGTAAGATTTACCTGCTCCTGATTCTCCAGCCAGCACAGATACCTTGCCCAGTGGAATGCCTTTGTTGAAGTCTCCGGATATCAGATAGTTTAATGCGTAGTTCCCTGTGGAGATCCAATCTGTTGGATCATTAAATCCTAAACCCAACCCCTGGATTGATTTTGTGATGCTCTTCCTAAATTTTGTTGCGTCAAATACTTTTGTCATTTTTTTCCTATTCTTTTATACTAACACTAATTGGCTCCAGTGTCAATATGCTGGAGCCAAAAGGGAAATTAGTGTTATTTGCTCTGTCTTGATCTGATCAGTTTCAAGATGTCTTCTGCTCTCTTGGCGCTGTCAGTGGATGGTTGCGGTGCTGCCGCAGCAGGAGCAGCTTTTACCGCTTCTACCTTGGCAACAATCGCTTCTCCATCAACCGTAGCTGTCACTGATGCTGATCCATTTGATTGGATCGAAACACCGGCTGGTCTGAAATACTGACCATATTTTTCCAGATCATAAGCTTCACCTTCCACAGATTTCTCAAATAATTCTTTGATTATTTTTACTTCTGCATCAGTGGGCTTCTTGGGTCTGAAGTCTGAAAGATTAAACAAGCCAAACTTGTCGATGGCCGCTCTCTCTGCTTCGTCCAGTGCTCTTTCTCTCCTGCTCCATTTGGAAGTGGAATAATCAGCGTAACCGCCCTTGGATGTCTTGGTTATCCTGAAATCCACGCCCCTCACAGAATCAGTTGGTAGCTCCTCCATCTCTGGATCCAGCAACGCAGATCTGATTATGTTGAAGATCTGTGGACCAATGATGAATCTCCTGATTGGGTTCTCTGGTGTCTTGTCATCAGTCAAAGGATTTTGCAGCACGAAACCTTGGAATATGTAACTTTTCTTTTTCCAATATTTCCTGCCCATGTCCTCCATTGACTTGTCCTTGAACCAGGGTCTAACTTCCGTTAGAACCGGGCAAGTTTCTCCATACATCTCCATGCATGGCACCTGTACCTGCACCGGCCTTGAATCAGCTTGGCCCTTGATACCGGCAAAAGGCAACTTGATCATTGCTCTCTCCGTCCAGAAAAAGGTGTTGTTTGGATCCTTGTCAGGCAAGAAACGAACTACTGCTTCTTGATTTTCCTGTATGTTCCAGTGTGGGTAGATGGCGTTGTCGCCGCCTGTTGATGAAGCGGAGCGATTCACTTCTTGGGATTTTAATCTCGCTCTTATCTCAGCTAGTGTAGCCATAATGTAAGCCTCCTAATGTGCCTATGTTTGTTTTATGTTTGCCTAATGTATATTAGACATAAAGAATAATATACACACTTATTTATCTGTTGTCTATGGGGAAGTTTGGTATTATATACCGGCTAATTTTTTGATTGCTGCTAATTCTTCTTGTTTTACCGACTCGTTATTGCTGGCGTATTCTTGGTTTTTTTCTATTGCTGCTTCTTCCGCAGAAAAATCAAAATCTTCCAATTGCATGCCAGCCAATTCTATGGCATCTTTCAATGTGTATTCCTTGTCGCCCACCTTGAACTTGTCTCCGGGCTTCATGCCAGCTGCCTTGGCCTTCTGCACTGCCAGTGCGAACTCGTTGCCCTCGGTCTTGGTGCCTTGTTTGGCTTTCTCGTCTCGATATCGTTTTGAAACTATGGCGTATTCCTGTGCTGTCAGTTGGCTCACATCTATGTTGTGAGTGGCTTTTAACCACTGTGCGAATCCTACGTCTTCTTCTAGGGATTCCATCAAACCCAATTCACTCAATCTGTCCATGATCCACTCTTCGGGATCACCTTCTCTGGCCTTGGCCACCTCATATGGCATCTCGCCATTGCTCATGTAGTAGCTCAGTAGTTCACGGTATAGTCGGCCAAACGTCATCAGATCTTCTCCGGCCAATACTTTTTGCCATGATTCCGCGTTCTGGTCCAATATCTTTTGCACTTCCTCTTTCTCTCCGCGTCCTATGCCCGCCATGGTCATGTCTGAGGTGTCCACCGCCGGCGCTTCCCGTACCGAATCCATGGCTGTCTGGGTCATCGCGGTGTCAAAATGATCAGCTGACTTGCTCTGGCCTTTCATGAAATCTTTTTCGTTTGACGTCACTGCAGTGGTCAGTGCGCTGTGCTCTTCCGGGCTGTAGTAATTCTTCGCTGCCGGCATGGCAAGCATCTTCAAAACATAGTCTCTCACTGTTTCTCTCGCGCAGGCGTCGGGGCCTTCCTTGTCTGCCAAATCTCCCAATTGGTCAAACAGGTCATCGTCGTCAAATCCGAGACTCTGTAGTGTTGACACAGAGTTGACCGCTTCCGTGCCCACTGGAAAATGTTTGCTCATTAGATCTTTCAATTTGGTGAAATTTTTTCCCGCATGGTCCTCGTCGGGCAGCGAGCTTATTCCTTCGTTGACCTTGGCTTCCACCCTGTTGGTCCAATTCTCAAAAGGCTGTGCAAGATCTTCCTTGGCCTTGCCCTGTCTATCTTTTTTTGGAGCAAATTTACCCGGATCTTGTCTTATCTCATTAGCATATGCTGGATCCTGTTGCATTTTTTTGTAATCATCGATGTATCTCTTGGCCAGCTGTATTGCGATCTTTTTATTTTTAGTATAATTTTCATCAGGTTTGAAGAACGGAGAACCTTCTGCTCCCATGTCATCGGCAACCTGGCTAGCGAAGTTGGCGATTCTGTCTTCTTCATCGTTTCTGGTTAACATTCTTGAGGCAATGTCTGATAGAATAGAACTCAACATAGTGTTTTTATTTGAAAATTTTGTCACTGATAACATTTTATCAGCAGCAGGATCTGCTCTCAATACCAATTTTTTTTCTGGATTGGCAAGGAATGATTGTACCATTGCAGATTGGTCCACAGGTGTTGACATTTCACCATCTCGATCATCATACTCTTTCATTATAGAATAGATCAAGGGTAGAGCCGATTCAACTTTGTCATCGAGATGTCTCAATGTAAATTTTTCTCTCAAACTATTTCTAGTGGCATCATCTAGCTCGGCGATAGTGACGGGTTGGAAGCTCTCTTTTGCCTTTATGTAGTGTGATTGCTTGCTTAGATTCTTTACATAATTTCTCATGTTCTCTAATTTAAGCCTGCTCTTCTCTATGATGTCACCCACTGAATTGTTTAATTGATCTTTGTTGGAAGCATATCTGGAAAAACTATTAAGTTGAGCAATTTGCTCACTCATTTTAATAATGTGTTTGCCAAAATCATCATGAGGCACCCCGCCATTGGCAACATGTCGAGCCATTGCTCTTGCACCTGCCAAATGTTTCATTGGATATTTGAATCTTTCGCCTTGCTCGTTTTCAATGTACAGGCTGTTGATTTGTCTGCTTCTCGAACCTGGCACATTCTCGTCCACTGCTCGTGCGTGTCTGATGATCAATCTCGTTTTATCTAGATTCTCGTAAGAAGATTTCGTAGTTCCTGTAAGACTTTCTGCTACCGGAATGCCTGCCAATTTTGTTAATCGATTTAATTCTTCTGACATATCGCCAGTATTTACCGCTTGATTCACATCTGCGAGATTCTTAAAATCCTGTTGTGTAAGGCTGTTTTTTGTGATATCTCGCACATCAAAACTCACTTGGTGTTGAACGGCAAAATCTTTAAGTTCTTTTAAAAAACTGTACCAGTTGGCTCTAGCTTCGTCGTCTATTTTTTCAACCAATCCTCGATTATAAAATACTTTCATATTTTCTCCGTCAGCTAAACTTATACTCACTCTACCAAAATTATCAGAATTCTCGCTGAATTCAAAATCGAAAAACACCGCTGCTTTGGGATCTGCTGTCACATTCCCCTCGCTGTCTCCCAACTGTATGTTGGCGAACTTGCTGCGTATCTTGTTGAATAAATCCTGTGATGTTTTGGGCTTGATCATACTGTATTTATTACGTGCCCAGGTTTGCAAAGATGGGCATTGGAGCTGTCCATTCTGTAGTCCTGTCAGTCCATCTTTCAAATATTTTGGGGTCAAATGTGGCCAAGACCTGCATCATGCGGGTCATCAGCAAACAAGCGCTCACTAGGTCGTCATGCTGCCCGGGCTTGCCCTTGTAGGACATTCCAGTGGCCACGAAATCTTTTAATTCCGATATAAGTGGCTTGCTGTTGATCTTCATTTTGCCTGATTCTACCAGCTCTTTGAATTTGGCACAGGCCGCTATCTTGTGCTTGGCTGTGGTGTTGAATCCCCTTCTGAATTTCCTGCGATGTCCTTTTCTTATGGGTTCGCTGATGAATTGTCCATGTATGTTCTCTTCGCCAATGTCCATTACCCTGAGCAAAGCCGCCTCTCCCAGTGTGTTGTTCTCCATGCTGTAAAATATGCTTGGAGTCTCCGCGGGGTTTTTCTCTATTATGGAGTCATAGATGTGTTTGGTTATTGCCTGCAGTATCCTCACCTG